TCATTGCGAATTCTCGGCTTTTCCCCGCACCTCACTACCCTGGTGCGGGCGTTGGGCGTTCTCGATCTTTTCCGATGCCTGCATCGCAAGCCGTTTCCGGTCTGCCGTCTTGGTGTAGAGCGAGGCCATCGTTCCGCCCGTCCAGCCGAATAAAGCCTCAAGTTCTCGCATCGTGACGCCGGCTTCTGCAGCCCTGACAGCCCCGATTTTGCGGACGCCATGCGCCGATTTTTTCACGCCCGCTGCATTGCAGGCCGCTCGGAACATGTTTCCGAATGATTCCTTGGTCAGCGGCCGGCCGTTTTCTCCGACGATAAAAGCCAGATCTCCGGTCGGCCCGATCGCCAGCGTTTCAGCAAGCGCAGGCAAGATCGGGATATTGACCTCCGTGTTGGTCTTCTCAGTCTTCAGGGTAGCCACTCCATTGCGGACGTGCTGGCGACCGATGGTCACGGCATCGCCGCGGCGCAAGCCGGTAAAGAGCAGGACATGCAGCCACACATGCTCCTTGGTCCCGGCCGGCCATTTCGCCTCATAGGCGATGACATCATCTTCCGTCCAAGCCTCGAACCCGCCGCCCTTAGGCCTGCTCGGGTTCTTGACGCCCGCTGTCGGATCGATCGCCACCATCTCGGCATCAAGCCCCCAGCGGAATAGCCCTCTCATAGCATCTAGGAAGTTTCTGGCTTGCGCTGGAGTTGAGGACCGGTCTTCCCGGCCGTCTACGATCTTCTTGCGCGTCACCGCCTTGTAGGCGACGTGTCCGGCCTTTTCGACCACGCCCTTGAAGATGTTGTCCCGCTGGCGCCGTGTCGCCTCAGACAGGCCCCTGTAGGTGCCTGTCTCGCGGTAGCGCGTGATCAGCCACTGGAGAGTGTTGACGCCAGCCACGGCCTTCTTCTGTGGCACCGCGCCGGTAAGCGCGGCCTGATACTCAGTGTCGAATTCCGGGTCGCCCAGCATCGGCAAGCGAACGCGGGGACCTTTGTCTTTCCGAAAATAGAAAACCAGCTTCCCATGACGGGAGCGTTCGCGCGACACGTAGGGTGGCAGCTTGCGAGGCATGTCTTCGGTCAAAGACGGAAATCCTCATCCTTGTCAATTGGCCGCTGTTCCTGTGGATTGACGACGAGTTCTTCGGGGACAAGCCTGACCAGCATATTGCCAACCTGAATGATTGGTGCATAGCCGGCCCGCTTGGCACCCTCGCAGATTGCCCGCACCTGTCGTTGTGTCAGGTCGAGGTGCCGCGTCATTGGCGCTCCCCAGACTTCGTTCTTAGCCATTGGTCGAGCTCGCTTTTGAAGGCGAAATATCGCTCGCTAGGTCGGTAAATCGGGCACCGTGGATCTGTCGACAATTCGTAAATCAGTGATTCAGAGCAGCCCAGGTACTGAGCAATCCGGCGCGCCGTCCATATCTTGTCGTCCCTCATGCGGCGCTGCCTCCGGGCCTCGAGCTTGGCCGCTGCCTGGCAATCTCAGCGCGGACGGCATGCCAGAAGTCTGAAGTCAGACGCTTTCGCTCATCGGGGAGGATCCCGAGCAAATCGAAATGCTTCTGCAAATCGGCGTCGATCTGCTTTTTATAGCGGTCCGCAAGCCTTTGGGTCCGCTGAGCAAGCCATTTTTGCGCGACGTCTCGAATCTTGCCGATACGCCGCTCTGTCGGAAATGCAATCATAGTACACCTCGGTTGCCAGGCAAAAAGTGGAAGGTCGGTGTGGCCGGTCATGCGCACCCTCTCTTGCTCTCTTCGAACAGATCGTCAGTGGGCTCATAACTAGCGAGGGGCCCCGCAGGGGCAGACCGTAGGTCCGCCGAAGGCGCACCCGAGCCGGCGCTACGGCCTGGTCTAGTTGGGTTGGCAAGTTCCTTGTTCAAGTTAAGTGACGGATTTTCGTAAGAGGCACTTACGGATTTTCGTAAGAGGCCCTGACGTTTTTTCGTTAAAGGGGGTAGCAAAAATCGGAAGTCCAACGACCCGTCAAATCGCCTTGTGGTCTCCAAAAGCCCAACCTCTTTGAGAGCGGCAATGCCGTCATAAACGGTCCGGACAAGGATGCTGCATTCATCAGCAAGCGTCGTCGCGCTCGGAAAGCATCGGCCGTCGTCGCTGTTCAAAAACTTGTCCACGAGCGCAAGACCAACCTTGTACGCACTGGCGGGGAGATCGGCCTTGCGCAGCAGCACGCGCCACCGCCAAGGCTGCTTGGCTACGGCCATGTGGTCATCGAGCATGCGCGGTGCGCTCATGGGCCATGAGAAGCCGTTCGGCGGTCTCTGCCATCTCGCGGGCTCGGTCGATTTCTTCGGGCTTGGGTGACAGCCCCCGGCCTTCCTGAGCGGCTTCGCGCTGGCGCAGAAGAGCGTCAAGTCGGGCGCGGGCTCCGTCAGCTTGAATGAACAACCGTGCGAGCTCGTCGGCGCAGTCCATCACGCGGCGGCCTTCGGATCGGTCACGCCGCTTTCGATGAACTCGTCAAGATCGGCTTGACGGTAAAGGATCCTGCCGCCGCGATTGATATATCGGGGGCCACGGCCTTTTGTTCGCCAAAACTGTAAGGTCGTGGGCGCGACTGGATGACCCTCGGGACCTAGATATATACCTGCGTCCACCGGTAAAAGTAGTTTGTTCAATTGAGGCTCCATCGTTAGCATTGCGCATGATGGAGTTAGTCTCTTTTTGCTGAAAACCAACGGATATGCGCGAAGGTTTTTGTTAACAGTATTTCGGTGGACACATCGAAACCTCAATGTTTCCAAGCATTGTCATCAGATATGAAAAAAGCCGCCCCGAAGGGCGGCTCCATGCGCCGAATGCCTTTGCTCTAAGCGATGATGCGTTCAGCCTGTTCGTCCGTCAGTTTGAACCGGTCGCCAGATTTTTTCCATTCGAGGACCATCCGGCGATAACCCGGAAGCGATCCTTGGGAATGAGAATTTCGAGGCGTGTCTTTCAACTCATCAAAGCGCCCGAGGTGATCAAGCAGAAACCTCAGCAATCCAGAGTGAGGATAGTCGTTGTTGGCGTCAAAACCCTCAAATGTAGTGTCTTCAGGCTTGCTCGGCACCCAGCCGCGTCGTTTCGCGGTGTTCAAGGCTCTGAACATATTCAGAATGTCGTGAACTTCATCCTGTTGTTCCTTCGACGCCTCCTCGGAAAAATGCCCGTTAAATTCCGAATAATACTGGGTATATCCGCCCGAGAGAATTTCCTGGTATTTTTCAAAATCTGACTTCTGCTCAGGATTTACCTTCTTCAAAATCTCGTACTGGTTCCAAAGAATTAATCTCGTTTGTATGTCCATTTTCCTGCCTTTCAGATTCGCAAGTAATTGTAACAAAAAAAGCCGCCCCAGTGAAGGAAGGCTTTTGGCCAGCGCCACCATTGGCGGCCGAAGAATCAGTCCACTTCGAGGCGGGCCACAAACCCGAAATTGAACTCGGCGTCGTCGGTGAGGTTGTACCAGATCGGCTTGAGCCCCTTGGCTGCAGCGTATTCCTGCAAGGCATTCATGTATTCCCTGGCGCTCGCTGCCATGCGTTCGGCAGTCGAGGCCAGGTGCATGTTCGACGGAATTGTGTGATTAGACATTCTTAGCTCCTGTGCTTAGTTCACAGCACAGGCTAGACCGAAAGCGATATGGATTTCGCCTCGCTGACGAACTATCTTTTTGGTCCCGTTTCTATTGTTTTCAGTGGGTTGGTACGGGTCGTAAATATGCAAAATCCATTTCAACAGAGATCCTAGGCTCCCCACAATCCTAGAGTTGCGGGCTAGTATCGGAAGCGTGCCTTTGCGTGGGGCAAAGCGCTTGCGGAGACCACTTCGCTGATCCATCGTTTCCTTCAAAGCAAAGTTTGCTGAGTCGGCAACTTTGCTGCGGAGGAGTCACACATGACGAGCGCACCCAGAAAACGTCCAGTCAAGCAACTTCCGCTCCCGCCTGAAGACATCAGCTTTCGCAGCTATGTGGACCAGGAGTGGAAGAAAATAATCCGCTATTGGAAGAAGGGGTGGGCCGCTGATTCGACATTGTCAGTTCTCGAAAATTTCATTGAATTTAATAGGGTCGAGATATTCGAAAAGAAAAGGATTGATCCAAGACCTTTTGATTGGGAGCGCGATTGGTTGCTTGCACATGACATCCACGCGTACAATATTGATGTAGTTAAGAATCAAAGACAGCACATCGATGACCTAAAAAAGATGTGGTTTGAGTGGTCAGAGAGAAGCTATTCTTATTTCTCGGATTTGAGCCTTGAGGCGCTTAGGTCCATGGTTTTGGTCAACGGCGCCGCCGTGATCGCTGCATTGGCCGTGCTTTCGGGTCAAATAGCCCAGCCTTGGCATGCTGCAGTGCTCGTTGCCAAGCTGACCGTTTTTACTTCGATCGTCAGCCTGTTGATGATGGCCGCCGGGCATGCACTATTGTTCCTGCGAATGAACGAATTGGTTAGCCGAATTCGCGGAGTGCTCGTTGGCAACGCCAAGCATCACAAACTCTACGCCATCGGGCGTTACCTGCGAAAATTTGCAACTCCCACTGCGCATCTGGCAAATGTGTTGATCTTTGGTTCGATCATTGTCTTCGGGATCAGCGCCTTTTTTTCGGCTTTAATATTGCTTTTTTCCTCCGGTCCGTCTGCGCTTCCTTGAGGGGACGTTCACGCCCATGAAGACGGCCGCCGCTGGATGACCGGTGGAGGATATTCCACGCTCACCACTACGCGATAAGTTGGAGCGCCAATCCATGGGAAAAGGCGGATATCAACCAGCCACGTCACGCCAAATTTTGTAGCTCCACGCCTTAGGCCAATCTGAATATTCTCGTCGGTTGGAGGACTGATTTCCTGCGAACCACCGATTAAATAAGGCAGCGGGGTGGCCCCGGGCTTTCGTAGTATGGTTTCAGAGAGAACGGGGTTGAAGCAATCAATGCCCGCTCGCTCGGCGAATGCGAAGCCATGGGCGATCTTCGCCACCTGGAGAGCAAAGCGTGTCCCGTCGACGGATGCGTTGTAGGATCGTCCTTTGGTTGCTCCGAAGGTTTCTCCAATTTTGAATTGATCGCCAGGCGCCAACGCGCGATGCCAAAAATTGGCCGTGTAGATATTTTCCCGCGTAGGAGGGCCTCCAGTTAGTATCTCTGGCGGATCGAATACCGGCATGAAAAGCATTACCGGCGCCCAGTCTATGGGAACCTCTTTCGTCACCCACTCTTCGCCGATTAGAAGCTCAAGAGGCAAGGTTTTGGGCCGGTTCTGAGGACGCTTGCTCTTCATTCCAAGGGCATAGCGGACAGGGCCAAATGTCTTCGTCAAGCAGTAGTGTTCGAACCAATTGACTGAGCGCTCGCAGTCGAAACACGAGGCCTCTGGCAGTACGAGTTTGCCGTCCAGAGCTTCCGGAATTATGTGCTCATCGCCCAATCTGAGGCGTGTTGACGAATAACTCGTCGCGCCGCAATAGATGCAGGCGCCGACAGGCGGATAGATGGGGTTGGAGGTCGGCCTTTGACTCATCGCCCGTCCTTGGCCTTACCATAGGCGTTCGGACTGGTATCGGGCGTGTAGATCACGCCAACCCTCCTGCCGCCGCACTTGGCGCATTTCAGCCTTGGAATGAGATCGTCCGCCATGGCCGGCGTGTCCGGGCCGAATCGATTGCGAAGCTTAGCCAGGTCGAGCGCTTGCCGATGGTGACATGGTGCCGTCTGGCAATGCGCTGTCACTGCCATCTTCGCGTCGATCAGAGATTGGAATGTCCAGCCCGTTGCCATCAGATTGCTTATATCACGGCAGAACGGACAGGGAACAAAAACCTTGTGGGAAAAGCCAGCCTTGGCAAGCGGCGGAGTCACTTCCCTTGTAGATTGGATAGTACTGGCTAGGGTTTGCGGTGTCCCCTGACAAGAGACGTGTGCCGCAAACCCTGCGTTCCAGTAGGCGCAACACCCGCCGGCGGGAGATGGTAGCACCCATCTCCCGTTGGGGGCTGCAAGGCCAACATTGGCGTGAATTTCACTTTCGCGCAACGTGGTCCGGCCGCAAATCTTGTGGGCAACAATGGGCGTGGTCGGCCACCGGCCGCTAGAGGGGAATCACCATGAGTGTCGTAATAGGCAAAGGCGCATGGGAGTGCAGATTCTGCGGTAAGGCGCAAATTGCCACTGATGAAAATTTTCACGAGTTCTACGCGAATCTTGGGATTGGAAAAACTAAATTTGGCTCCGTGGGAATGCGAGTCAGCGCGGCGAGATGCCTAAACCCATCCTGCAACGAGCCTACGATAGCCTCAGCACTACATAGTTCTGGGGTCAGAGGTGGTGGCTATATTCCAAATGAGGAAGTGTTCTCTTGGACGCTGAGGCCAGGTTCGTTAGCAAAACCGCAGCCTGAATTTATTCCTGATGCGTTGAGGGACGACTACTACGAAGCATGTTTGATAAGGGATTTGAGCCCTAAGGCGTCAGCCACGCTTGCACGTAGATGCCTCCAAGGCATGATCCGTGATTTCTGCAAGATCTCGAAGGGTCGATTGATCGAGGAGATCAAAGAGCTTCGAAAGCGAGTTGATGACGACGTCGCACCCAAGGGCGTAGAGGCCGAAACGGTAGACGCCATTGATCATGTCCGAGGCGTCGGCAACATCGGTGCGCACATGGAAAAGGACATCAACAATATCGTTGATGTCGATCCGGGCGAAGCGCAGGCCCTGATCGAGCTGATCGAAATGCTTTTTGAAGAATGGTATATTGCCCGCGAAAAACGTAGAGAACGGCTCAAAAAAATCGAGACCATTGCCGCCGACAAGGCAACGCAAATTGCGGATCTGCGATCTCCTCCTTCCGACGCCGCCGAGGTAGAAGTGTTGATGATCACGCAGGCATCCGAGGGCGAATGACGCAACCTGCAGAGCCGGCAGGTGCGCGGCTTGTTCCCGTCGGCTGGCGCAAAGGCGAGGCGCTAAGAGATGGATGACTATAGGCAAATTTTGGCCACGGTGGGTGCGCTCAAAAATTCGATCAATGAAGCGCAAAACGCCGTTCAGCAGTTTGTTCGAACTCTACCCGACTGGCAGAGGAGGCTCCAGCTAGCCTTTGAAGCAATCCACGAAACGACTTCCGGCTTTGCCCGATTGTTCCGGGATCATCAAAGAGCCTCGCGCATTTTCGGTATTGTCGGTTGGCTGCCACATGAGACTTGGCCAGCGGACTTGCTCGGATCGGATGACGATCCACCACTGGAAGAAATCAGGGACAAGCTAGCGCTCCACTACAGCAATGAATGGCCCGCAATAGAGCGGCAATTTGCGTCCAGCTTCGATCGCCTGAACGTCGAGGACGAAACCCGCATGGTATTGGCCGAAGCGCTGACGTCTCATCGCAACGGCAATTACAGGTCAGTGGTAAGGGTGCTTTTTCCCGAGATCGAAAATGAAATCCGAGTCGCCTTCTATGAAAGTTCCCTGGAATACCCTATTGCGGGACAAAAGGAGTTCCTTGATGCTCTCTCGAAGGTGGCATTTGGACACCTCCTTCAGCGCCCTTTTGATATGACGCTCTACGACAAGCTAAGCTCCCACATGTACAAGAAAGTGGACGACGGCAACCGCCAAACGATTGCTGCTGACCCAGTGCCTAATCGGCATGCGGCCCTCCACGGAATAGTTAGCTATTCGTCCGCCCAGAACAGTATCAACACTCTAATTATGGCGGATTACATCTTGCGACTTGTGACTAGCTTAAAGCGGCTCCACAAGACTCCCTAGCGCCGTCGGGTGCGGTAAAACGAATGAGAGAAAAGCCTACCGCCACCTCACCTTGGCCCCCACCAAGCGCCGCTGAGTTCTGGTCGCGGGAAGGTAGTCCGTAGCCTCTACATCATCCCGCAACACCGTCGCGGACTTCCCGGCAAATGTGCCGCTCTTATCCCGTGTTGCGGCAATCACTGCATCCCCAAGGGCCTCAGCCGCGGGGAAGTCAGTACCGTGACAGGCTATGATAATTCGCTCGGCCGGATAGCCGGATACTCCCGTGAGCATGATCTCTTCTGTCAGTCCGCCCTTCAGTATGACGAGGTGCGGGAGCGCCGCCCCTTGCGGTGCGATGACGTAGTAAATCCGATCGCCTACGAGGCCAGTCACTGCGCCGTCATTAGCGAGGATGTCTTGAACGATAGCGGCGCCACTCATCAAACGCTCCCACTCATTGCGCCGTACACGGTCCGGACGAACTCATAGGCGGCCTGGCGGCCGGCCTGAGCCCCGTCTGAGACGCCGTTGATGTTGATGTCGCCAACGGTGATGTTGCCGACGCCCTGTTTTGGCTGGCCGGTGTCGCGGGGACCGAGTTGCAGCGTTGGCCTTTTGACCGTGCCCACACCCCAACTCGAAATGTAGCTGCCGAACTGAGGGTCAAACGCATCGCCGAACATGGTCTTGCCGACGCCGGTCGCGCCACTGTCGTTGTTGTGGACGAGAGCCGCCAAGGCGTAGGAGTTGAGTTTCATCCATGAGGCGACTTCAGACAGTTTGCTGATGGCTACTGTCTGCCGGCTTGATAGGTCGCTGAAGCCCCTCGAACTGGTTCGATTGAGCTCCGAGACGTTGTCTGCTGTGTCCCCAGTGTTGTCGGCGGTCTTATCGGTGCCGTACAGGATCTTGTCGTAAGTCGTCTTGCCTTCGTAAATGTCCTGCTTGTCCTGAGGGGTCAGCTTCGCCCATTCATTGGCGGTTGCGCCAACAGGGTTTTCCCATGGTCCGGTACTTTTATAGCCCCTGACGCCGACCCCGGAGCCATTCACATTCGACTGGTAATTGTCCTCCTGAGGGAGGGCAATCTTGTTTGGATCGCCGCCGTAGCGATGAACGGTCGGCAAGATTTGCGTCGCTTCGCCGGTCATCTTGGCCAGAGCCGCCATGGAGGCGTTTTCGGCCTCTCGGAATGCTTGAGCGAAGTTCGCACTGATCGCCTTTGCCGCCGCTCCGCTGAAATCGGCGACTTCCGCCAATTTGGCCAGCAAATCGCTGAGGTTCTGTTCCGCGTCGGCGATCTCTAGCTTGACGTCAGCGCCGGCCGCCGCCTGTGCCTGCAACTCGACCAATTTGTTTTTCAGGAAATCGATGTTCGCAAGCAAGGCTCCGGCATCGTTGGCCGACAACTTGAGGCCGTCTCCGAGCGCCCTGGCTTTGTTGACTACGCTATCGAGCAGACCACCGCCTGGCGCGCCGCCATTGATGAGTTTGAGGAGATTTTCGAGCGACGGGTTCGACGTGAAGTTGTTCACCAGCCCGGAAAACTCGTTCAACTCTTTGGAAAAATCCGCCATTCCAGTAGTTGCACCGACGAGCAAAGGCGCAAGCTTGATGAGCGACTCTCCAAGCTGGACGTTGATGACCTTGGAGAGCACATCAAGCTTGTCGTCCAACTCGCCCGCGCGCTGGAGAAGATCGTCAGGAATGATGATGCCGAGATCCTGTGCGGTCTGTTTGAACCGGTCTATCGACGCGCGGCCCTGCTCCAGAATGCGGGCCATCTCGACGCCGCCCTTGCCGAAGATGACAGTCGAGAGCGCGGCTTTCTCGGTCGCGTCACTGGTTTTCGACATCGCGTCGGCAACCAGTTTCAATCGTTCTTCCTGATCCTTGGTGTTCAGGATGCTCTGCAGCAATTGCGGATTGAGGTTCTTCAGCCCGGAATAGAGAGCGCCTTGTCCCTTGGCCGCTAGCCCGGAGTTCTTGGCGAAGATATCGAGCGAGGAATTGAAGCCATCATACTCGATATTGGCCTGTTTCGCAGCGAAGGCGAGCGCTTGGAACGTATCGGTTTTCAGGCCGGCGGTCTTGGAATCGGATGCGATCTGATCATATTCCGATATAGTCGCCTTCAGCTTTTCAAGCGCCCCGCCAAGCGACGTGATGGCAGCAAATCCGGCACCGGCCGCGAGACCGGCACCGAACGTTGACAAAGCCGAAGATGCCTTCGCGACCGACTTGGAAAACGATGACGCCATGTTTGCGCCGGCCTTCTCAAACCTGGTCATTTCGGCGCGCGGACGCTTCAACGCCTTCTCGATTCCGAGCATGCGCCGTGACGTCTCGCTCTGCGCTTTTTCAAGCGCCTTCTCGTAGTTGCGGATCCGCGCCTCAAGCGAGACGATTAGGCGGTGATCGTCTTGAGTTTCGGCCATTTTCTTATCCTACAAACACAATGCCGCGCTCTTCGTAGGGCGACGGCTCTTCGCCAATGACGGCGCGATGAACGGCCATGGTGGCGGCCACCACAGCGTCGATTCGGCCTTTTGACTTACCCTTGTGGAAGCTCTGATTTCCGACCGGGTCGACGCGCGTTACCACGTTGGCCACATGAGCCCTGAGCACGGGATTTCCGCCATGCTGCAGGCGTTTTGCGAGAATGGCGGCCTGAAGAGTTTCGACGGCCGGTCCCATGGTTGCCCAGCCCTGCCGCATGGCGACAACCGGCAAACCGTCTTCGGCGAGTTCGGCCATGGTCTCCGTCAGTTTGTACGGGTCATAGGCGATTTCGCGGACGTGGAAGCGCTCGCAGAGACTGCGGAGGAAGTCCGCAAGCGCCTTGCGGTCGACTATGTTTCCCTCGGTCGGCATGAGGTGGCCGTCGTCACGCCACTGGAGGTAAGGCATACCGTCCCGTTCGGCCTTCTCCATGAGCGTGGCTTCAGGCGCCATCGCCCAAACAAGCACGCGAATTCGGTCGCCGACGGGGAACGCTGCCGCGATCGCGGTCAGATCGCCAACCATGCCGTAGTCGACGCCAACCCAACAATCTTCGCCCTCGAGTTCGGCTTCGTCGAACGGTTCCGAACCTTCGTCGTAAACGTCCATGTCGAGCCAAGGGGAGAGCGACGCCTCACGCCAGCGATTCAAATGGTACTGCTCGAATTCGGCTTTCAACGCCGGCATGTGTCCGGCCTGGCGGGCCATGGTGCGCAGCCCGGCAATGTCCGGGTAGCCCAGCGCTAGACCCGGATTGGCGAAGGTCCATCCCGCTTCGTCGCGCCAGTCGAATTCCTCCGGAGTCTCAAAGATGATCGGCAGAAAAGACGGGTCATCGATCGCACCGGATGCAACGTCGCGGGCGTAGGTTTCCATGTCGAACGCAAGGGTGTTCTGCCCGGCGCCGGCGGTCGTGGTGATGAGGTGCAGCGTTCCGGGGACTTTCACCAGGCCGGTTGTCAAAGCCGCCCACAGGCGCCGCCCTTGCCACGCGTGTATTTCGTCTGTGACAACGAAGGTTGGCGTCTTGCCGTGCTTGCTATCGCCGTCGCTGGAGATGGCCTCGAAACGGCTTCGTGTCTTGGGATGGGTGACGCTGTAGACCGGGGCTTCGCGCTTTTCCGTCGCCTCGCTCAGTTTCGCCGACATGCCGACAATCGAGGTGGTTTCTTCCCAAGTCAGCTTGGCCTGGTTGCGATCGGACGCCGCTGCGATGCCAAGGCCGCCGGGAACGCGCTCCGGCCCGACGAGATGCAGTAGCGCCAGAGCGCCGACGAGCGAGGTTTTGCGATTGCCGCGACCGACCCGCAGATAAACGGTGCGCACCTTCCGGCGGCCGCTCTCGTCGGTGTCACCATAGACCCGGCGCACAATGCGCTCTTGCCATCTGTCGAGTTGAAACGCGTGCTTCGCCGCGGTCGACTTCGGATGCTTCAGCTTGCGAATGAACGTGACGGCGCGCTCACCAAACCCATGCGGGTCAGCAAGTGGCGAGTCATCAAAGATCCATTCCGGCCGGATATTCATAGATCGTCAAAATCCTCTTCGTCTTCGGAGGTTGAGACGTCTGTTCCTGATTTCCGTTGAGCCGCCCGAGTGTCTTCGATCAGGCCCAGTCGACCGGCGAGCATCCGGGCCTGCTTTTCCTTTTCGGTGAGCATGGCGAAGGCGGGATGCACTCTCAGCGCCTTGCCTTTCTCGCGAAGCGTGGTGCCGTCCTTTTCGATCGCGGCATTCAGCCGGCGGATAGCGGCGACGGTCCCGACGTAGATTTCAACGAGATCCTGGTTGCCGTCATTGAGGAGACCCTTCGTTGCCAGGTCGGACGTGACGCGCTGGTAAACATCGGCCGCGATCGCAGGCACCCAAGAGGGCAGCGACGGGGTGGGCTGAGCGGCAACAACGCGGCGAGTGCGAACCGGACCCCTCGTCATACCGTCGCCTCGCACTGCACTTCCATGAAGCGGCGCCGGCCGATCTCTCGAATGTCCCGGATGTCATAGTTTGCGGCATCGAAAACGACGCGATCGCGCACCGTGAGACCCTCGATATAGCGGATTAGGAACACCTTCAGCCGCGAGGAAACTGGTTGATCGGTGTTCAAAAACTCGCGTCCAGACGACTGGCTGAGGCCGGCGTGTACGCCAGTCTTCCAATCGGACCAAGTTTCGGTGACTGCCCCATATGTTGGGTCGCGGCTTTCTGTTACCCGCTGGATATTGATCCTTCGATCCATGCGGCCAGCGGCGATCATGAATTTTTATCCAGCGAGGCGGCAGTCTTGATCGCCTTCGAAATGTCGCGCTGAACGCTCTTCTTCAGAGCCCTGTAAGCCGGGAAAAAATAGGGAGACTCGCCTTCGATCTTGCCGGCGTAGTCGAATTCGGGGGCAGTTACGCCGGCTCGCACGGGTCGTTCCGTCAGATGTCCGCCCGCTTTGACGTCCATAGCCAGTTCATGCCGGCCCGGTTCAGCCCGAATTGAGTTCTTCAGGTCGCCGTGATCGACCGGAACGAGGTGCTTTGCCAGCCTCACGATGCGGTCTGCGCCCTTTACGAGCGCGACTTTGATCTCCGCCTTTGCCGGGCGAGACATGCGGGCAAGCTTTTCCTCAAGCTTCTTCAGGCCGTCGATCATCAGAAGGCCCTCGTGCGGTATCGATCGAGGACGGCGTCCGTCTCGGCATTGGCGCCTTGCTGGATCCCGATGACGGTTGATTCACGCACCGCATAGGCCGCCGCCACGCGCGCAAGGATGAGATTGCGGAGATCCTCGGGGAGATCGTCCGTACCTCCAAAGCCCGCGGTGAAGTCGACGCTCACAACCCCTGATAGACGGTAGGTCGAAGGCCAGGTATTGAGCGGCTCAATCTTCGCCGGTTCGTCGCTGGCGAGGCCGCTTACGAAGAAATTCTCGTTGATGACCGGCGGACTGTCGCCAATCGCGTCGAGTTGCTCCACGACTTCCACGCCGGCAGCGTTGATGTATGTCAGCGACTGCACTGAGATCGTCGGCGGCATCGGAATGACGATCGCGCCACGCGGGAAGGCGTCCAGTGTAAGCCGCCAGTTCTGGCGCATCAGGCATCGGCCAAGATCGCCGTACGGCCCATCCAGTGAGGCGGTAGCGGCCGCAATCAGCCGCGTTATAAGGGCGTTATCGTCCGTTCCGAAAACGTTCAAATGCGCCTTGGCATCGGCCAGCGCCACAGCATCGTCAAACGGGCCTGTAATCAGCTTCAGCGCCATGGGGATTCACTCCAGATTTTTTCGGCGCAGTTTCTTTCTTTCCGGGGGGCGCGGTCCCCAGGCGATCGACCCAAAGCTCGAGACCCCCCCTCCGTCGGGTTGCCGAAGCCGCCGTCGTGCTTGGCCGTCTTGCGGCTGTGGCAGGCGTTGGTCATGGGTTGCCAGTTGCTCCGGTCCCACATGAGATGAGGGTCGCCACGGTGCCGGATCTTGTGATCGACCATTTGAGCGACGCGGCCACAGCCACAGGCGCACAGCCGGTTGACTGGCAGGCTGAGGAAAGCCTTGGCTTCGACATCCCACTTCTTGGAGTAGCCGCGCTGGCGTGATGTGGGGCGCTTCTCTTCCGCCGCTTGGCGGCGTGCGACCTGGCAGGCACAGATGTACCCGTAACGGACACGCTTACCGCATGAGCAGAGGCGATCGGGAGCGCTGGGCATCAGTCCTCCAGCGAGTACACGGTCGCCGTGGTGCCAGTGGCCATGACACGCCGAACCTGAAAGGGAATGAGATAGCCTGCGGGAACATCGATGAAAGGCACCGGAGTATCCGGGTCGTTTGCTACCGGGATCACGCTGACGTTGCCCTTAACGGTCAACACGAGAGCTTTCGCGACGATTGGAAGGTCTTCCGTGTCAGACGGAACAACGAGGCGCGAGGCGCGGCCTAGCGACTCTGGGCCTGGCTGGTTGTCTTCATAAGGGTCTTGCATGTTCGTTGTTCCTTTGGATTGGCGGACGGCCCCGCAAGGACCATCCGCCTAGAGCGATCTTGCTGCCTTGACCCCTCCATGCGCACACGTAGGACTCGGCCCCGGGGAGGTAGCTACCGTTAGCGGCCCGATCGCGTGGGCCTCTGGAGTGGGACCGCGTCCTATTCAGTTGGCCTACGGCTGGCGTGGCCAAGGATTGCATCGATACCGACGAAGGCGCCGGTTCCTGCACCGCTGATGGTGACCTTCGGGCGGACGTACTGCCGATCGCCGCTGTAGCCGATCAGAACGTTTTCATTCTGATAGGTCGGGCCGCTTGGCGAGTTGCCGTCATCGCCGACAGTCAAGCCGAAGACTTCAGTTGCGCCGGCCACGCCTGCTACAGCGCCGACAAGCTCGTCCTCAAGCACGCCTTCAAAAGTCGAATTGTCGTCGGAGTGTTCGAAGTGCACGACGTGTGTGCCATCGGTCCACGCGCCAATGTGAATGGCGAAGGTCAGCGACTCGAAGCCGGCGCGGTCGATCGCTGTTCCGGTTGCTGTTGCCGTGCGGAGTGCCGGCGCCAGCGATTGCCGGGATGCGAGAGAGTTTTTCAGTTCACGCATAATCTTGTTTCCTTGTTCCTTGGGCGCCGCTTACGACGTGGCCATCTTGAGCTTGCGGAAGCGCGCGGCCTGATTGACATCGCCGCCGACACGGCGACGGGCGTGGAAGCGAACCAGGCCCTTCTTCGCCATCGTGAACGGGTCGCGAAGCACGCTCAGTCCGACGCGATCAAAGATCCGGTAGCCGCCGGCGAAGTCGCCGTAGATGATTGGGAAAGCGCCGCTTGCGACATCGGGCATGTCGACCGCTTCCACGATCGGACGGCCCAAAAGCATTTCCGGCTCGCCAGCTTGGAAGGATGGCTGCCACAGATAATTGTTCTGCCCGTCCTTCAGCTTGCGGATGGTTGCCAGCGTCGTTCCGTTCATCATCCAGGCGCCGCGCGACCGATATGCTTTCGGCAAGGCGTACAGCAGCGTGATCAGCGGATCGGCGGCGAGCACCGTCGCATGCCCGTTGGCAGTGTAGGCAATGTCATCATTCTGCATGATGCCGAAAGGCTGCTTGGTGCCCGAGCCGTTGACGAAGCCAATGGCTTCCTTCTGGCCGAAGTCCTCGGCAAGAGCCAAGCTCAATTCCGATTCGATATTGACTGCGGAATCTTCGAGCAGCTTGTTTGAGATGTCGACGTAGGTCCGCATCTCGTGGACGAAAATCTCCTGCTGACCGAACGTCATATCAGACTCTTCAGAGTCCTCAGTTTCGCCTTCCCACAGAGCGTTTGTGATGCCCGTTCTCTTGGGAAAGATGACCGAGCCGCGAGCAGTCGTTCCGACGCGCGCCGCATCGCGAATTGGCGAGTACTGGACCAGTTCACGCTGCATCTCGGTTTGGAGTTCAGGCGGTGCGAGGAAACCGCCGGCCGTGTCGTCGCCAACGCGTAGGGCGCGGGTTTCTTCGGCGCTCAGTGCCTCACGGCCGCTGCGAATGTAGCCGACGAATGCGCGCCGTTCGACCGTCGGCTCTTCGGTGCGCTGTTGCTGGGTGCCAGGCCGCGCGGCGCGCGTCTCGAGCTCGTCCAGGCGCGTCGTCAGTTCATCAAGGCCGGCCATGCGGGCGTCGAACGCCGTCCGCATTTCCGCCACCGCCGCCGTTGCCGCTTCGATCGGATCGGGATCGGCTCGGGTCTCCAGCCGCACGGCGGATCGGGTTTCAATTCGCTGATGTTTCATTTGATTTTTCCTTCTGAGAAAGCGCGGGTAGCCGCATGCACTGCGGTGATAAATGCGGCCGCCGCGCTGTCTCGGCCGTGTCGAACTGACGTCACGCGGGCGCCGGGGATACTCGGCAGCGCAACGAGGGAGATTTCGTGCAGGATGGCTTGCGTGATGTGGCGGACACCGCCGGCCTTGCGCTCATCCTTGACCGTCTCGAATCCGACGGAGATCCCGGAGACATCGCCTGCAATCAACATGCTGCGAATTTCGCGGGCGCGGCCGACTTCCATATTCAGGCGGCCAACCATTCGAAGGCCGGCGTCATCGGCGGTAAAGTCGGTGGCCTGCCCGATTACTTCGTCCTGGCGATGCGACCACAGGAGAGGGATTTTGCGGCCGGCCAGGCCGGTGAAGGCGCGACGATCGAAGGTTGTGCCGTAGCTGTCCAGCTGGTTGAAGGGAACGGCGATACCCTCAATCGTGCCGTCATCGGCCGGCGCACTCAGCCGCAGTTCAAGAATGTCGAGGTTCTCACGCATCGGGGAGTGCCTCCAGATTGAGCGGGCGCCCGAAGAGGCGACGGGTAACCGTGTCCGCCAGAAGGTTGCCCAGTTCCATCGTGGACACCGGCAGGGAGTCGACATCGCCGCTCCAGGCGGTTTGATCGGGATTCATCAGGCAATGTTGGGCGGCGACGTTGATTGCGGCGATGTCGGCGCGAAGAAGGCGGTTTACCACCACGAGCAAGCCTTCTTCGTCTAAGGCGGCCTGCAGGTTCGCAAGGTCCATCGGCGTGGCGAAAAGGGTCAAGCCAAGGCCTTCAACCGGAAACGGCCTAGGCCTCATTTCCTCCTGCAGCCCCTCGGGGACGATTTTCTTACGCGGCGGCGACGTCATTTTCATTGGGGTCCTGCTGTTGTGTGGGGGTTGAGGCGGCCGGCGCCGTGTTCAGTGGCGTTCTCAGAACGTCACCGCCTGCGACCGGCGCTTGGTTGTCAGCGGCGCGGGCCTCGTTCGCGAGCATCCACGGGCCGCCGACGGCTTGGAAATAGGCGTTGAAGCGTGACGCCAGATCGGCGCGAACAATGTCGTCAACGACGAATTCAATGAAGAGACTGTCGCGTTCTGCTGGCGTCAGAAGAGCCCGCTCAAGCGCGGCTTGCCAGGCGTTCAGCCACGGCTTCAGGCAGTAGGTCAGGAACTGCCGGGAGAGCTCTTCGGCGTTCTTCCAAGTCGCGCGGTCAAGGCTACCCACGAGAATGCTCGGCACGCCGAAGGCGCGGGCGATGTCCTCAATGGCCAATTTGCGAAGCTCGAGGAATTGGGCGTCGGTGCTGTTCAGGCTTATCGGCTGAAACTCGACGCCGCCCTCAAGGATTGCCGTCTTGCCGGAATTCTCTGATCCCTGATGCTGACTGTTCCAAGAATCTCGGATCTTGCCGATAGCGATGTCGGTGAGTTTGCCGGGAACCTTCAGAAGCCCCGCGGGGCGGGCGCCGTTGGCGAAGAGCTTCGCCTGATGTTGCGCCATGGTGATATCGACGCCGATTGCCTCCCGGGCAAGTTGGATAATCGACTTGGAAATAGGCCCGCCGTTGAAGATGCCGGGAATGTGGATGACATCAGCCCACGAATATTCTTGGCTTCCGCCGTCGGCCAAGGTCACTATGTATCGTGGCTCACCGGTCGCGGGGTCGCATTGAATTGAAACCGCGCTTCTGTTCAGCCGGTGGATCTCGCGGGTTTTGCCCCGAACCTTGATCGCCACTGCCACGCCGTCGCCGTGAAGGATGGCATCGCCGGTCACCTTCTTTCGAAAGCTCTCGTTGTGCTCCCATGGGCTGACAAAGCCGCTCAGAAGCTTTTCGATCGGGTGCTCAGCGCGCTGCTTTCCGCCACCCGCCAACCGCTGGTAGACGTGCACGGGCAGTGTGGCGATGGTGTCGACCAGAAGGCGGTAGCACGCGAGCGTAGTCGGCGAGGTGAGCGCCGTTTCGGCTGACACCGCAACGCCCGTCGAAGACAACGGAACGAGCCAGACGTATTGGTCATACGTCATTGCTCGTTTCTCGGTGCGCAACCTGTCGAAAATCTTCATGCCCCCGATGTGCAGGCATGCCGAATAAATTCCTACTGGCGAAAGTCTTGTTGAATCTTGTTAAATCTGGGAATTCAGCAATTCGCTGCGGAAGAGGGAAGGTGAGGGCGCACCACAGAAACTTCTGAACGAAAACACGGGTCCAAATGCGCCCGCACCTTGCGCAAGTCCTTGCACCGCCTCAGTTTGGCACAATTCTCGACCGCACCATTTTCTCTTCAGAAATCATCGCATAGCGTATTGATTTCATTCCATAAAATGGAATTCGTTTTTTCCATCCTTGCAGATTTCGCCCATTTTGTGCCACTAATCGTGCCACATACCAAGCCCCAACAGGCTTTTTGCAGGTGCGTGCATGGGTCGAAATCGAACGCGAACCGATCCCGACAGGTATCTCACCCTTCGCCAGGGAAACTATCACTACAAGCGCCGCGTGCCGGTGACGATCGCGCATCTCGACGGGCGCGCGCCGCATGTGCGGGCCTCGCTCAAGACTGACGATCGCGGCCTGGCGCGTAAGAAACGCGATCTCCTCGAGGCGGCCGACGATGCGCTTTGGGCTTCGCTCATCACCAAGGGCGTCACGGATCCTGCTCGCCGGCGCTACGAGGCTGCGGTCAAGCGCGTGGAGGCGCTCGACTTCACCTTCCATGGCGCAACCTATTTCGAGCAGCCTGAAGCCTTTGACGATCTGGTCGACCGGTTGCGTCATGTGCTGGCGACAGGACAGGAAGATCAGACCACGGCGCTGCCGCTGATCGGTGCCGTCGACGTGCCTAAGACCAAAGTCAGCGACGCCTTCGATACCTATTGTACCGAGATCGTCGCCGACGAGCTCATCGGCAAGAGCCAGGTGCAGAAGGACCAGTGGAAGAAGGTCAAGCGCCGCGCCGTCAACAACTTCATCAAGCTCAACGGCGATATCGCTATGGAAGAGATCACCATCGATCATGCCAAGAAGCTCTATCGGCACTGGCTTGCGCGAGTCCTGGCGCGCTCCGCGCCAACGGATCCCCAAGGCGTCAAACCGGCCGGAGCCTCGGCCGGCAACCGCGACGTCGGCAATATGCGCGTCCTCTACGAAGCCTATTTCAAATACCAGGGCGATTCGCGCCGGGAAAATCCGTTCGATGGTCTTGGCTTCTCCAACAAGGTAAAAAGGCCGCGTCCGCCGATCCCGACGGACTGGATCCGCGATACGATCATGAAGCCGGGAAACCTTGCCACGCTCAATGAGGAGGCTCGGGGCATCCTGTTGATCCTGATCGAGACCGGGGCCCGGCCGAGCGAGATTTGCAACCTGGAACCGCATGCGATCCGCCTTGCCAACAAGGTGCCGCATCTGTCGATCGAGCCGCGCGAGGATCCCGACAATCCGCGCGAGATCAAGACGGACTCGTCGCGGCGCCTGGTGCCGCTGGTTGGCGTCGCGCTCGCCGCCGCGCAACGCCACAAGGGCGGCTTTCCACTTTACCGCAACCGCGAGAACGACCTGTCGTCGATGTTGAACCAGTTCCTGCGACGCAATGGTCTTCTGCCCACAAAGGCACATACGGTCTATTCGCTGAGGCATTCTTTCGAGGACAGGATGAAGGAAGCCGGCATCGACGACGAGCTGCGGCGGCTGCTGATGGGCCATACCGTCGATCGCCCCAAATACGGCTCCGGCGGTTCGCTCGAGTGGCGGCGCAAGGAACTTACGAAGATTGCCCTGAAGTTCGATCAAGCGATCGTGTGA